AGCAGTTATGAGTTCGGATGACAGAAAAGATTTTTGGGGCTTAAGTGAAAATGGTCAAATACATGGCGGTGGATTAGCTTTAACAAGTGGTTATGGAGTCACTACCACTACGGGTGACTATATCGGTGTTGCTTTAGATATGGATCGTCATGCTATTTACTTTAGTAAAAATGGAACTTGGATGAACAGTGCATCAGCAAGTGGAATTGCAGATGGAAGCGATCTTGCAAAAGCAGCTCACACAAATGTTATAGGAAGTGTCACACCATTTATTTCGACTTACGATGCGCAAGTTGCAACATTAAGAACTGCATCTGACAGGTGGGAAAGTACAGCGCCAACTGGATTTTTAGAACTCAATCAGGATAACCTAGACGCCACTGCATCTAAACTTACGGCTCTAGCGATCATTAAGAATAGAGATGCAGCAGATGATACCATCGTTCAAGATAGACTCCTAGGTACAACAAGTTATCTAAGCACAACTCAAAATGATTCAGGTAGTGCTGCGACCTCTCATGGTGATGGTGGCTCAGACATAGCAACAACAAATACAAATGTAATGCAACGGTTTTTACAAAGAGGTGTGCAAGTTGGCAACGATGAAAATGTAAACACTGTTAATGAAAGTTATGTCTTGTGGCAGTGGTTATTAGGAGATAGTGCCACAACGGGTTCAAGTATTACTACTGGTGCTACTTCTGATACTATGGCAACAACCGGTATCGTTGCAGATGCGGGACATCTAAGCATCGTAGAATATACTGGAACTGGAACTGCTGGAGATAACTTCCTTCATGGTCTTGGAGCAAAACCAGAGCTCGTAGCTATAAAAAGAACAACCGGATCATCTACCAATAGTGATTGGTGGACTGCAACACAAGGTATAGGATTATCCGACAATAACTATTTCTTTTTACATTACAACCTTGCTCTTCAGACTTCGACAAGTGGCATCAGAACAGCCGATATTACGAATGATATTGTTGTGGTGGGTAATGGTGTAGCTGTAAACACTAGTGGTCAAACACATAGAGCTTATAATTTCAGATCTGTTCCCGGTGTTTGTAAGGTTGGAATTTATACTGGAACAGGTAGTAGTGTTTATGTTCATACTGGATTTAAACCTAGATGGATTTTAATTAAAAATACTGCCGTTGCTAGAAATTGGGTTATTGTAGATACAGCACGATCACTCACAAATCCAGCTGAACTGTTTCTATTTACAGACGAGCGTGATGTTGAAGCTGCAAGGGGACCAGATAGCGGAAGCGATTACGATATTGACATACTATCAGATGGTTTCGTGCCCCGCACCGCTGACAGCGCTGTAAATGGTTCAGGTAATGTTCATTTATATCTTGCTATGGCAGATATAGCAGGAAACGGAACACTACCACCAATTTATGGAAGGTAATAAAAACTCCAGTGATTATAAATAGTAAAAAGACTGGAGTTCAAAATGGCAGTTCCAAGTTCAAGGGCTGAATTTAAAGATTATTGTCTTCGTCGTTTGGGAGAGCCAGTAATCGATGTAAATGTCGATGCTGAGCAAGTAGAAGATCGTATTGATGAAGCTCTAAAATACTACCAAGATTATCATTTCGATGGTACCGAGCGTGTTCTCATAAAACATGTCGTGACAGCTTCTGATAAATCAAACGGATATATAACTCTTTCAGACTCAGTTATCGGTGTCAATCGTATATTAGATGTTGGGCAAGCAGTTCAGTCGTCGAATTTATTCAATATACGGTATCAAATACATTTAAACGATTTATTTGATCTATCAGCATCTTCGTATGTACCATATGTTACTGCTATGACACACGTTGCTTACCTCGAAGAGTTATTTGTCGGCAAAAAACCTTTGAGATTTAACAGACACGTAAATAGATTGCACATTGATATGGACTGGGATAATGATGTTGCTCTCGACGAATATATCATTGTAGATGCATATCGTATAGTCGATGGAGATGTCTATACTGACATATGGGGCGATCGATGGTTAGCAAGATACGCAACTGCACTTATAAAACGTCAGTGGGGATCAAATATTACGAAGTTCGAGGGTATGCAATTACCGGGTGGATTAACTTTCAACGGTGCTAAAATATATGATGATGCAGAAGCTGAGATTCAAAAACTTGAAGAGGAAGTATTATCAGCATATAGCTTACCTGTGCAAGATATGGTTGGATAGTTATGCCCACAAATGTGTATTTTAATAATTTTGGATATGCTCGAGAGCAAGACTTAGTAGAAGATCTTAGTATTGAAGCAATCAAGGTCTACGGGCATAATGTGAAGTACATCCCAAAGGCCGCTGTGAGACGAGATCCTCTTTTTGGTGAGGATACATTGGCTACTTATGATGATGCAGTCGACATTGAGATGTACATAAAAAATGTTGAGGGCTTCGAGGGTGAGGGCGATTTTTTATCTCGATTTAATCTTGAGATTAGAGACTCGGTAACATTTACGGTTGCAAGAAAAAGATTCGATCAGGCTCGATCAGAGAGACTCACGACCGAGGTAGGTTATAGTTACCTTCAAGAGAGCGCAAACACTGCGGCTCCTTCTCGTCAATACCTTTCAACATCCGCAAACACTGCATATCTAGCAGGCATTACACTTGAAACAGCCACATCAGAAGGGTATGCAATTACTAATAACAGACCAACTGAAGGTGATCTCATTTGGTTCCCCATGGTCGACAAGTTATTTGAGATCAAATTTGTAGAGCACGAAGCTGTGTTTTATCAAACAGGACGACTACAGACTTATGATCTGCGATGTGAATTGTTTACATATAGTAATGAAAGAATTGATACGGGTATCAGTGAGATCGATGCGATTGAGGATAATTTAAGTACTGATATCTTGACATTCGAAATCAGTCTGGAAGATGGTGGTGGATACGGCCCAGGCATACTGCAATCAGAAGATGGCGGATCAATTATGCAAGAATATCGTGTGGAAGACAATCAGCCGACTGCAAACAACGAGTACTTCCAAAGCAATGATCCTATATTCAGTTCAAGTGCGGTGATTGATTTCAGTGAGAGTAACCCATTCTCAGAAGTGGATAGATTTTAATGTTTGGACAGCAATACTACCACGGAACAATACGAAAATACGTTATTGCATTTGGTAACTTGTTTAATGACATCATTGTACAAAGACTTGATTCAAACGGCAATCGTATTCAGAGTCTATTAGTTCCTCTTGCATATGGCCCAAAAGAAAAGTGGCTAGTGAGGCTAGTTCAGGATCCAAATTTAGATCAAGATGTGGCCATCACACTACCTCGAATGGGATTCGAGATTCAAGGCATGACGTACTCGCCGCAGAGAAAACTATCTTCTACAATTAAAAATGTAAGGCTACGAAGTACGGATTTTAATAGAGTAGATACGCAGTTTATACCAGTTCCGTACGATTTTACTATTGCACTATCCGTTTTTGTTCGGAATGCAGACGACGGAGCTCAAATAATTGAGCAAATTCTTCCTTATTTCAGGCCTGAGTTTACAACACAAGTAAATTTGATTCCTGAAATGCAAGTAGTTGTAGATACACCAATTGTACTGCAGGATGTATCCATCGAAGATACTTACGAGGGCGACTTTGATACTCGAAGGGCATTGATTTATAATCTTACATTTAGCCTGAAGGGTTATATCTATGGTCCTGTAGCGAATAGTGGCTTGATCAAGCGTGCAATTACTAATTTTGTTGACGCGACTACAGATGCAGAGCCAACAATCGAGCGAATGACTATCACTCCTTCACAGTTTGCAAATGGATCACCACTCTTTGTTCCATCTGGCAATAGTGCTCAATCTGTAGCATTGAGTCAAATTAGTGCGAATACGGACTTCGGATTTACTACTGATATTACGATAGATCCATTTGACATCACAGAGACATAGTATGAAAACGAATATGGAAAAGAATATGGAAGACATATTCGATATATCTGAAAATACGAAGCCAATTATTGAAGTGATGCAAGATGGCCAAGTACCCACAGTTTTAGAAAAATATTCCGAAAAGAGTGATGAAATTGATGCAGATTACAAGTATGCAAGAGAAAATTTGAGAAGTATTATTGACTCTGCTCAAGCATCCATCGAGGATCTTTCTTCTATTGCATCTACATCAGAGTCACCTAGAGCATATGAAGTTCTATCGACCTTAATGAAAACAATTGTCGATGCGAATAAAGATTTACTAGAACTTCAAAGGAAAGTCAAATTATTAAAAGATGAATCATCTCAGCCGCAGAGTGTTACAAATGCACTGTTTGTTGGTAGTACATCAGAATTACAGAAACTTATCAAGAAACAAACAGATATTGAATAAATAGGCTCAAAGCCTATTATAATATGCTTGTCAGAAAAGTCAATAATAATGTCTGAAAATTATCTAGCAAATCCATTATTAAAACGTGCATATGTTCAAATAGAGTGGACAGCAGAGCAAGTACAAGAAGTTATAAAGTGCTCACAAGATATTAATTACTTTATTAAAAACTATGTAAAAATTATAAGCCTCGACGAGGGTCTTATAAACTTTGATATGTACGGGTTCCAAGAATCAATGGCAGAACTCATTGCAAAAAATAGATTTTCAGTTATCAAAACTTGTAGGCAGGCTGGAAAAACCACAACATCTGCTGCTGTTATTCTTTGGCACATTCTGTTTAATGATGACTATACTGTAGCCATTCTAGCAAATAAACTTACAACCGCTAGAGAAATTTTATCTCGTGTTCAGCGTGCATATGAAAATTTACCTAAGTGGTTGCAGCAAGGTGTGATGACATGGAACAAAACGAGTATTGAACTCGAAAACGGTAGCAAAATTATCGCATCATCTACAGCATCGAGTGCTATTCGTGGTTACTCTATTAACTTCCTGTATCTAGATGAATTTGCTTTCGTTCCTCGTAATATCCAAGATGATTTCTTTACATCAGTTTATCCTACAATTATTTCAGGTACAAATACAAAAGTCGTAATTACATCAACACCGAATGGCTTCGATCTTTTCTACAAAATCTGGACAAACTCAGTAGAGAATCGAAATGAGTACGTAAACTATTCCGTTAACTGGTGGGACGTGCCTGGTAGAGATGAAAAATGGCGTGATAAAACTATTGCAAATACCAGTGAGGACCAGTTTAGACAAGAATTCGAAGCGGAGTTTATAGGTTCATCGAATACACTCATTGCTCCTAGTATTCTTCGAGCAATGACATTTAAAACACCCATATCCACATACTATGAGGGTAGTCTAAATGTATATGAAGAGCCAATACCGGGTAGAGCATACTTCTGTGTTGCTGATACAAGTAGGGGTGTTGGTATTGACTCATCCGCATTTATTATTGTAGACGTGACAGAAATACCATATAAAGTAGTTGCAGCATATAAAAATAATACCATTGCACCGATAGTGTATCCAGAAGTGATATATAATGTTGTGAAATCGTATGGCGAGGCATTTACTCTCGTGGAGATAAATGATAATGGACAGCAAATTGCTGATATTCTCGCAAATGACTTAGAATACGAAAACATTATCTACACAACAATGCAGGGCCGTGGTGGTCAGGTAATAGGCGGTGGATTTTCATCAAATAGTCAGAAAGGTGTGAGAACTACAAAACCAGTAAAGCGGGTTGGTTGTGCCACCGCTAAGACAATGATTGAAAAACACAAAATTATTCTGAACGATTTTGATTTAATAAATGAAATGTCGACATTTATTCAGAGAGGAAATTCTTATGAGGCAGAACAAGGAGCACATGATGATTTAATGATGTGTATTGTTCTTTTCTCTTGGGCATCCAATCAACAGTTTTTCAAAGAATTAACCGACACTGATTTTCGTAAAAAATTGCTAGAAGAACGTGATAAACTTATATCTGATGATGTCATGCCATTTGGATTTTATGATGATGGAAGTGACGAAAGCGAGCTATTAATAAATAATCCAACAGGTGAAATTTGGAGCAACGATACTAGCAATAAGTGGTATTCTTGGTGATAATCCTATTTTTATAAATAATAATGAACGAAAAATGCTATTAAATTAGTAGATAGGAGAATGACACAATGCCTTTTCAAGTATCACCAGGCGTTAATGTAACGGAAATTGATTTAACTACCGTGATTCCCGCTGTCTCCACGACGATCGGTGCTATTGCCGGACGTTTTGATTGGGGACCAGTAGATTTGCGAGTATTGGTCGATTCAGAAGAAACATTAACCAGGCAATTTTATAAGCCAAATTCAAACACGGCTGCGACATACTTTACTGCAGCGAACTTCCTTGCTTATGGCAACGCTTTATTCGTTGTTCGTGTTAAAAACGAAGCAAACAATGCTACTTCGAGTGGTAATACTGGAGTTCGTATCTTAAATGATGATGATTATGATAATAACTTTTCTACGGGAACGGGTGGTTCAGCCACAGCATGGGTCGCTAAGTATCCGGGAGCACTAGGTAACTCGTTAAAAGTTTCTATCTGTCAGTCCAATGCTGCGTTTTCAAACGTGGTAACGAGTGCTACTTTCTCATTTACTGCTGGTAATCAAACAGTAACTACGAGCGCTAACGTCTTTCCAACTATTGCGGTTGGCGATTCACTCGTGCATGCTAACTCTACTGTCTCAATTAATGTCGTCGTTGATTCAATAGCTGCTACCGGAAGGTCGCTCACCGTTAAAAAAGCGCCGACGCAAGAGGATCTCGGTAGTAACGCATCACTTACGACAACAGCAGGTGACATCACTCGTCGATGGGAATACTTCAACTTCTTCAATGCTGCTCCAGGAACTTCAAGCTATGCTGCTCGACTCGGCGGTGCTAATGACGAACTTCATATCGCAGTTGTTGATGAGGACGGTGAGATCACAGGTATTAAGGGTCAGGTTATCGAGCGGTTTGAAGCTGCCTCGAAAGCATCTGATGCGTTATTCGATGACGGAACAAATGCTTTTTACAAAGAAGTCATCAATAATAGATCACAATGGATTTGGTGGGCTGGACATGATCCACAATTAGGGATTACAGGAACACCTACGGCAACTCAAACATTTACAGCTTCCTCAACAAAACCTCAGACTACATCGATGTCTGGTGGTGATAATGGCGGAAACCCATCGAATGCAGAACTGATTAACGGATATGATCTATTTGAATCAGCGGAGGATGTGGACGTTTCGCTTATCCTCGGGGCTGCTGCTAATCAGACAGTTGCTACTCACATTATCAACAATATCTGCGAGACAAGACTTGATTGTATTGTATGTCTCTCGCCAGAGGAAGCCGATGTCGTGAATAACTCGATATATGCTGGTAAGGAAAGAGAAGACATTATTGAGTTCAGGAATACACTACCTTCAACATCCTATGCGGTGTTAGATAGTACTTGGAAATACCAGTACGATAAGTATAATGATGTCTTCCGTTATGTTCCATCTAACGGTGATACAGCCGGTCTCATGGTCCGAACGGACACCACGAGAGATCCTTGGTTCTCACCTGCTGGATTTAACAGGGGTAACATTAAAAACGTCGCTAAACTTGCTTTCAATCCACGCAAAGCAGATCGTGACGAATTGTATAAGTCCGGGATCAATCCGATCGTAACATTCCCTGGTCAAGGAACAGTGTTGTTTGGAGATAAAACTCTCTTAGCAAAACCGAGTGCCTTTGACCGTATTAACGTTCGTAGACTCTTCATTGTCTTAGAAAAAGCAATCTCGACTGCTGCTAAGTTTACACTGTTCGAGTTTAACGATGCATTTACTCGGGCTCAATTCCGTAATTTGGTCGAACCATTCCTACGGGATGTGCAGGGTCGTCGTGGTATCTTTGATTTCCGAGTGGTCTGTGACGAAACAAACAACACAGGTGAGGTCATTGATCGTAACGAATTTATCGGTGACATCTACATTAAGCCGGCACGCTCAATTAACTTCATTCAACTCAACTTCATAGCCGTCCGCACTGGGGTTGATTTTGAAGAAATAGTTGGTAAATTCTAATCGGGCAATATAAATAATAGAGAGAATTAGGAGAATATAAAAATGGCTTTTTCTGTACAAGAGTTTCAGGGACAAATGGAGTTTGGGGGTGCCCGTCCCTCACTCTTCGAAGTAAATATTACTAACCCCTTCAACAGTGCCGCAGATGATAAGGTAAGGTTTATGGCAAAGGCGGCTCAGGTCCCCGGCACAAACCTTACACCAATCACTGTAAACTACTTCGGGCGCCCTGTAAAATTTGCTGGTAATAGAACATATGAAGACTGGACTGTTACTATCATTAATGATGAGGATTTCGCAGTTCGTGCGGGTCTTGAGGAATGGGTGCAAAGTATTAATAGCACACAGGGTAACTTGCGACTTACTGGTGCAAATCCAGAAGCTTATAAGTCACAAGGGCAGGTTATTCATTACGGTAAACAAGGCGAAATCATTCGCGAGTATAAGTTTGTTGGATTATTCCCAACGGTACTCGCACCAATTGAACTATCTTGGGACACCGCAGATGCTATTGAAGAATACACCGTAACTTGGACTTATGACTTCTTCACGGTAGACGTCGCAACCGCCTTCGGTGGTCTTATCAACTAATATTTTTTATATTACATCAAAAGGGAGCTTCGGCTCCCTTTTTTTATGTTTTTCGCCATTATAAATAATAAAAATAATACTTATAGCATAGGATCAATATAATGGCAGAACTATTTGGTTTTACTATCGCTCGTAAAAAAACCGAAGATGAACAAGAAAATCTTCCATCTATTGTATCGCCCACTATTGAGGACGGATCTATTGAGATTGCACCGGGTGGCGCATATGGAACCTACGTCGATATGGAGGGCAAAGCAAAGACTGAAGGTGATCTTGTTTCTAAATACCGTGAAATGTCTATACAACCAGAATGTGATTATGCAATTCAAGACATCGTAAACGAAGCGATTGTAGTAGACGAGAACTCAGGCCCATGTGAAATTGTTTTGGATAAATTAGAATATCCAAATGCAATCAAGAAAAAAATTCGTGAGGGTTACAAGCATGTATTTAAATTGCTTGACTTTCAGAATAATGCTTATGATATTTTTAGAAAGTGGTACATTGATGGTAGATTATACTACAACATCGTAATTGATGAAACAAATCCAAGAGCCGGCATTAAAGACTTGAGGTATATTGACCCTCGCAAGATTCGAAAGATTAAAGAACCCATCAAAGATAAAGACAAGAGAACAGGTGCTACAGTATATCGTGGATCTAAGGAGTACTACTTTTATAACCCAAAAGGTATTACAACTCAGAATCAATCACAGGGTGTAAAGATTGCGAAAGACTCAGTCTGCTATGTCAATTCCGGCATACTTGATAATAGAAATAATCTGATATATTCACATCTACACAAGGCTATAAAACCACTTAATCAGCTTCGTATGCTGGAAGATGCAGTTGTGATTTATAGACTCGCACGTGCCCCAGAGCGCCGTATATTTTACATTGATGTTGGTAACCTTCCAAAGATGAAGGCGGAGCAATATCTTCGTGATATGATGGTCAAGCATAAAAACAAACTCACATATGATGCACAGACTGGTGAAGTTCGTGATGATCGTAAATTTATGACCATGCTGGAAGATTTTTGGTTACCACGTCGAGAGGGCGGCCGAGGAACTGAAATCACGACATTACCTGGTGGTCAGAATCTTGGTGAGATGGAAGATGTGGATTATTTTCGGCGCAAGCTTTACAAGTCACTCAATGTACCTACAGCGCGCATGGAACAAGAAAATCAATTCCAACTTGGTCGTGCATCTGAAATTACACGTGATGAACTAAAATTTAATAAATTTATTAAGCGATTAAGAAGTAAATTTACAACGCTATTTGATGAATTGTTAGAGATTCATCTTGCACTCACGGGTGTTACCACTCGTAAGGAATGGCAGGAAATGAAGCAGGATATCTACTATGACTTCATGGAAGATAACCACTTCACGGAACTCAAAGACACTGAGATTCTCACTGAAAGATTGCGTCTGCTTGGAGACATTGATTCGTATGCCGGCAAGTACTTTTCAGAACAGTGGATTCGTACAAATGTTCTTCGTATGACTGAAGATGAAGTTGCGGAGATTGAAAAACAAATAAATCAAGAAGGTGGTGGTGAAGATCCAGAGGATGAAGAGCCCATGGAAGAGGTTATTCACGATGAAATTATAGAAGAAATATTTCAACCACCAGAAGAGATGACTGAGGAAGAAAAGAAACTTGTAGAAAAGATGACAAAAGTTTTAGACGATGTCTTGACAGAGGACTGATTGATGTCGAATGAGATCAGAGATGCAAAAATTCTTTCTGCTGCTATAAAATATGCAGATAAAAAAATTGCAGAAATCCAAGAAGAAATACACGAACCAGTAATTGTCGAGGGTCCTCCAGGACCACAGGGCCCTGTTGGTCCTCAAGGTGAAAAGGGTGACACTGGCCCGGAGCGTCGAATTGTAATTGAAGCGAAAGGGCCTGTAGGTCCTCAAGGAGTACCCGGTCATACATTCGAAAAGGCTTACATCGAGGATGATAAACTATATTTGCTCAGAGAAGACGGCGAAGTATTTTCAGTTGGTAAAGTAATCGGACCACGTGGCGGTCAAGGTATTCCTGGTGAGCAAGGAATACAGGGTGAAGTCGGACCGCAGGGGCCTCAAGGGCTCATTGGTGAACAGGGCCCTCAGGGTCTTACTGGTAGACGAGGTACACGAGGTGAAAAGGGAGAACAAGGAGAACGAGGCCCACGTGGGTTTATTGGCGAACAAGGAACTCCTGGTGTACCCGGATTAAAAGGCGATAGGGGTGAAAAAGGTGACCCGGGTGATAAGGGTGAAAAAGGCGACCCGGGTGATATTGGTATGCAAGGTTTACGAGGCCCACAGGGTCCACAAGGACCTATCGGTGAACAGGGTCCACAGGGCTTACCGGGTATTGACGGCACACAAGTCGATCTACAACCGCAACTTGATGTTCTACAAGAAGGAGTTGAAGAAAGAATCGTTGCATTCTCAGCCGAAATCAATTCAAGAATGGATAAGATTGCGATGAGTTCAGGATCAGGAAGCGGCGAGGTAAGACTCGAGTTTCTTGATGATGTCGATAGGGCAACGGCAAAAGTTAACGGTAAGTTCCTTAAATATGATTCTGCATCAAAAAAATTTGTTGGTGCTGATGCTAGCGGTGGAGGATCCAGCGGTGTTAGTAATAGTTTTGTTACTTCCACATTTATATCAAACACAGCAGCTCGAGCATTAATAAATGATAGGATACAGGTCGCAAATGCTACATCGACTTTTCAGACTAAAACGGTTGAACGGGCTGCTCTCGCCAACACGAATGCATTTATAGCCACTAAACTCAACTCAAATAACCCAACCATAACTGGTACAATTAGTGCGAACGGCTCGGTTGGTACAGCCGGATTCGTTTTGAAATCTGCTGGTTCTGGGAATCCAGCATATTGGGACGCAGCAAGTGGTGGTAGTAGCATTACGGGTATTACTGATAATAGCACTGGAACTGCGCTTACATTAAATTCAAATAATGCAGTTACTGCCGCACAACCAATGCTTTTTTCAAATGGTTTTCATGTTGGCGGTGCAGGCACTGCGAATAAATTAGATGATTTTGAAGTAGGTACTTTTACGGCTGGTCTTGCACCACAGACCAGTGGCAGTATAACCTTAGATACATCGAGACCGAGCGGCATTTATCAAAAAATAGGAAATATGGTATTTGTTCAAGGATTAGTTTTCATCTCTTCCGTTTCTAGTCCTCAAGGTGAATTGTTCTTTACTGGATTGCCTTTTACGGTTGCCTCTTGGGGAGGAAGCAACGAAACAATTTACAGAAAAGGAACTATAGATTTTTATTTTGGATTTTTAGCAAGTAATGTTGTAGCCGATGTAATAGGAAGACCTTGGAGTGGTCAAACTTATGCTCGTGTGGCTCATGATTTTAATACGACTAGCACAACTCAAAATACATTTGCCCCACTCATCGATAGCGGCACGCAATATTTCCAGTTTAAAGGTTTCTATCCTGTTTCAACTTGGTCAGATTAGAGGTTATTATGTCACTTACAGAAGAAACAACGATTGCTAGCATCGAGGTCGATACTATAAATAAAATAATTTGTGTTGTAAATAAAAATGTTATCAAAAAAGATGATGTTATGATTGGATCTGAATTTACAAAATCTTTTATAAATGAAGGAGATGATTATAGCGGACAGCCAGCTCAAGTTAGAGCTGTATGCGATTCAATATTTTCATAGGGTAAAAAATGGCATTAACAGAAGAAAAAGTTATCGATAAAATTGAAGTGGTTGGTGATTATTATCACATACAAGTGAGAGAAGCTCATGTGATAAAACGAGATGGAGTCGAAATATCAAAAAGATATTCCAGAAGAGTTGTAAATCCGGGGGATGATGTTTCTAGTGATGACCAAAGAATACGCAATATAGCCAACGCCCTTCATACGGCTGATGTTATTACAGCTTTACAAAATAATCAAAAAGAAACCGAAGCAATTTTTAATAATTTATAAATAATAGTGAAATAGGAGATCGAAATGAATGATACTATTAGAGATGCAATTATTGCTCTACAGAACGGTGAATCATCAAAATTTAAAGATACGATAAATACCGAACTGATGTCTCGAGCAATGGATGCGATACAAGTGCAAAAAATTTCAGCTGGTCAAGCATTCTTTGATGAGCCTGAGGCCGAAATTGATGTAGAAGATGAAATCGACTCAGAACATATGCCAGAGGAAGAACCCGATGAAGAAGTTTAAAGACTTAATCGAGGCTGATGCAAAAGATTACAAGGGTGACGACGAAAGTCAAAAGGATTATGATACAGCATCATCCGATGAAGAAAAGTTTAAGCAGCTGCATTTTACTCATAATGCTGATCTTGCTAAGATCGGACGTGAGCACCCAGTAGCACCAGATTATGTTTTTAGCGGTGAGCGTCCTGGTGGAGCAAAAGGTGATGCTGGAGCTGATCATAAAGGTTATGATAAACCAGGTGAACCTATCCTGAAGACCTATAAAGATTTTGTTACGAGTATGCGCTCAGCGGCAAAACCAGGTGGAGATAAGGCTCCCGTAATGCAGGGATCGTCTAAAATCAAAGAAGAAGTCGAGTATATCGATGAGGCATTTAAAAAAGGGATGCTGAAACTTAAAGACGGTAAATCAGTAAAAGTTGATGAAGCAACTGCAAAGATGCTGAACAATGCCATGAAACAACTCAATCCCGGCAATCGTAAAAAGATGGAAACCGAAGCAATGAAGGATAAGAAATCTTTCGATGCGATGGTTACTTTTGCAAAAGCTGCAACGTAGGAGTGACACATGCCAGATCAAACAGATAAATTTCAATTTCATCCAGCAACATTCGAGGGTCCTGCTACAAAAGCATTTGCCATTACATCGAATGAGAGTGCTAATGTCGCATTTACAACACGAGCTGTATATGTTGGTTCGGCGGGTAACTTAGTTGTCGAGATGGCAGATGATGCATCGGGAACAACCACCACTTTCACTGCGGTTCCAGCAGGAACGACTTTGCCGATTCGTATTCGTAAAGTTCGCACTGTAGGTACGGCAAACTCAGTGGTTGGGTTGTACTAAAAAGAAGGGCATCGTTATGAAATTAGGTGTCGGTGTCTCACCAACAACTTCAATAGTTGCATCACAAACAGCAGCGGTTATTTCTGCTGCTGGTGGCGGAGGTGCTAGTCCGACCATAGAATCTATACGTGAGTCCCGTGTGTTTACGTGGGATGCTTCGATTTCGACTACATCTCAAACAGTCGCCAATCAAGAAACATCTCCAGCAGATGGCTCATCGCAGACGACATATGATGCTGTCCGAGGCACTGGAACTGGTTCAGATTCACGTGATCCGAACTATGACAGCGGTAATAAATACTATTCGCAAACATCAGCATCATCTCTTGATTTTATTACCATGCAAGGGATCAAGACGACCACAGCATTTACGCATTCACTGCATAAAGCTGGAGCGGAATTTACAATAGAAATAGGAATACACCAGCCAAACTTGACTGGTGGGTTTTGGGTGATTACTGCAGAGGATACTAATGACACTGGTATTTCTCTTCAGCAAGTTGACTCCGGTAAAATGGGATTCTTTTGTCATAGAGGCACATCTGGATCATTCGCTTTCTCTCAAAAGACGTCTGGCGTACTAGCAAGTGGTAGAAATCATGTTGTTCTATCTGTGGATGAGGGAGGTGCTACTAACAGTAGTTTCTTCTATGTTAATGATTCTACAGAAGTTGAATTTACAACGAGTTACTCTAGTCCATCGACGGGAAACACTACTACGAACTGGCACTGGTTGACTAGCTTGCTTGACGGAAACACAAGTAATCCAAGATTCCAGGTACCACAAAACTGCGGCATAGGTTACTTCGCAATTTATAATAAGGCAGTAAGTACAGCTGAAGCAACAATTCTTTATGACAACGCACCTACAAGATATCAGGTATAGAAAATGGCAAACTTAACAGAAATCAAGAATGCAATTAGAAACAGTGAAGCAACGGATGCATCAGAAATGGATTCGTGGACTTCATCAAATGCTGATAGGGCTGGGGATATCGAAGCTCTGCTCGGTGCTCTACCGTCCGGTTACTCGATGGTGTCGGATGAAGGATCATTCGATCCAATCACAAAAGATTTGATGATCATGGTAAAGCACGATAGTTCCGGTCGAAAGATGGGATTAAAGGTCTTGCAGGGTTATTGATTATAAATAATAAAAAGAAATAGGAACACGTCATGAAACTTATCACCGAAATGCTAGAAACGGATGTAGAGTTTATCACCGAGGCAAAAGAAGACGGTGGTAAAAATTACTTTATCGAAGGCATTTTTATGCAGGGGGAAATCAAGAACCGCAACGGTCGTAAGTATCCCATTCAGACACTTTTAAAAGAAGTAAATCGATACAACAAAGAATATGTAGAAAAGAACCGGGCATATGGTGAACTCGGTCATCCCCAAGGTCCTACTATCAACCTTGAGCGTGTATCACATATGATTAAAGAATTGCACCAAGATGGAAATAACATCATGGGTAGAGCAAAGATCATGATAGAAACACCGATGGGCAAGATCGTAAAGAATCTTATGGATGAAGGAGCCAAGCTTGGTGTTTCATCAAGAGGTATGGGTACTCTAAAACAAGATAAGGATGGAACAAATATTGTTTCGAATGATTTCCAGTTGGCAACAGCTGCTGATATTGTAGCCGATCCGTCTGCACCTGAAGCATTTGTTGAGGGTATTATGGAGGGAGTTGAATGGCTACAAATAAACGATCGTTGGGTTCCTCAGTACATCGAGAAAACTCAAGAACAGATCAGAAAAGCGTCAAGAACAGAGCTTCAGGAAGCTAAAGTTGCAGCCTTTGCTAAGTTCATGAAGCAACTCTAAAAGATGTGTTTTTATAAATAATATGAATGAGAAATTTATTTTCACAAGGAGATAAAACAGATGTCCGAACAAGACTTAGAAGTAATGGAGGACGCAGAGGTTCTTGAAACTCCTGAAGAGATTTCAGAAGATGAAGATCTTTTAGAGTTCAAGGCTGACGGCGAAGACTCCGAAGTCGCGGATCCAGTAGGAGACAAGACTGACGAAAAGCCAAAGGGTAAGGGCGATCCAATGCCTAAGACTAAGATGGCGATGATCAATGCCATGATGAAAAATTTAAGTAGCATGAAAAAAGTTGAATTGCAAGCCATGTATAAAAAGGTAAATGCTGGCATGTATGAAGAAGCTGAAGCTGATGACGAAGTCATTGATGAAGCGGAAGCACCTAAAGAACTTGCTACAATCACATCAGCCGATATCAACATCCAAGACGATGTTGATGCAATGCTGAACGGAACGGATCTCGACGAAGAGTTCAAGGAAAAAGTTGCAACAATTTTTGAAGCAGCTGTCGTATCAAAAGTTAACGAGCAGATTGAAAAATTTGCCATTGAAGCAGAGTCCGATGTCGAAGTATCTCGTACAGAAGCTGTAGACGAACTCACAGAAAAAGTTGATTCATATCTTGACTATGTTGTTCAGGAATGGGTTGATAATAACAGTCTTGCCATCGAGACAGGCGTACGCGCCGATATGGTAGAGGATTTCCTCAAAGGACTCAAAGGTTTGTTTGAAGAGCACTATGTCGATATTCCAGAAGAGAAAGTCGATGTTGTAGAAGAACTTATCGCTAAAGTTGATGAGCTCGAAGGTAAGCTTAACGAACAGACAGACAAGAATGTCGAGCTTCTCGGCAAAGTAAATGATTTCGAGAAAGATGCTATCTTTGTAGAGGCAACGGACGAACTCACTGATACTCAAATCGAAAAGCTTCGCGGACTTGCAGAAGGAATTGACTTTGATGATGCTGATGATTTTCGTAAAAAAATCGGCATGTTGAAGTCACAATATTTTGATATTGATGAAGAGACCGAAACGGTCGTTGTCGATGATGAAGACGGTCCCATTTCTCTTGAAGAAGAGAACGAAGGTCCTACAGGTGCTATGGCAGTATACATGAATGCCATTTCAAGATCTGCTAAAAAATAATATTATTATAAATAATCTATGAAGGCTGATTAATACAGTAAGGAGAAAACAAAAATGTTTCTATCTGAAGAATTACAGAAGAAGTGGCAGCCAGTCATTGAGCATCCAGACCTCAGCGAGATTAAGGATTCTCATCGTCGGGCAGTCACTGCAACTCTTCTAGAAAACCAAGAGAATGCTTCACGTGAGGCATCTTTCGGTTCTGGTGGCTATCAAATGCCATCGCTATTAGGCGAAGCGGCGCCTACCAACGCTATGGGTGCTTCGAGCTCCACAGCTTCTGATGGTGCCGTGGACATTTTCGACCCAGTGCTTATCTCGCTGGTTCGGCGTTCCATGCCAAACCTCATTGCATACGATATCTGCGGCGTTCAGCCAATGACAGGACCAACCGGTCTTATCTTTGCAATGCGTCCTCGCTTCACAAGCCAAGCCGGCAGTGAGGCTCTCTACAACGAAGCCAACACCACGTTCTCCGGATCGGCGGCAGCTAACACTGCTTCTATCGCGGCTATCGATGGTGGCGCGGGCACTGCTGCAACCGGTAGTGATCCAACGGCTCGTGCAACAGGTTCTGGCTACACCGTAACAACGGGTATGACTACCGCTGAGGCAGAAGCTCTCGGTGATGAGTCACAGAATGCTTTCCAAGAGATGGCATTCAGCATCGAGAAGGTTGCTGTAACGGCGGTTTCTCGTGCACTCAAAGCGGAATACACCATGGAATTGGCTCAAGACCTTAAAGCCATCCACGGTCTAGATGCCGAAACAGAACTCAGCAACATCCTGTCTGCTGAGATCCTGGCTGAAATCAACCGTGAAGTTGTTCGTACGATTAACTACACAGCTACGGTTGGTGCTCAGGATAACACAACAACGGCTGGTACATTCGACCTCGACGTTGATTCCAACGGTCGCTGGAGTGTAGAGCGCTTTAAGGGCCTGGTATTCCAGCTCGAGCGTGAAGCCAACCAGATCGCGAAGTCAACACGTCGCGGTAAAGGTAACGTCCTGATCTGTGGTTCGGATGTTGCATCTGCTCTTCAGATGGCTGGTGTCCTAGACTACACACCTGCTCTCAGCGCCAACCTCAGTGTGGATGACACAGGTAACACCTTCGCGGGTGTCCTGAACGGCCGCATGAAGGTTTACGTTGATCCGTACTTCGCCAGTTCGTCTGGAAATCAGTACGCCACGGTCGGTTACAAGGGTGCGTCCGCATTTGATGCGGGTCTCTTCTACTGCCCATACGTGCCTCTCCAAATGGTGCGTGCGGTTGGTGAGAACACCTTCCAGCCCAAGATCGGATTTAAGACTCGCTACGGCATGGTCGCCAATCCGTTCGCCACAACGGCCGCTGATGGTTCTATCAGTACAGCGGTAAACGATCGCAACATCTACTACCGCCTTGTCACAATCGCAAACCTAATGTAATAAAAACAAATAAGGTTTCGATGAAACTTAGAGGGGAGCTTCGGCTCCCCTCTTTTTTTGTGTATTGATCTATATAAATAGTCTTATGATATACTTAAAAAGAAATGTGGTGACTGTAGAAATCCTATACTATATGCCAGATTATAATGATATCGTGCAAGAGTTTATTTGGCAGACTGATGATATAGTACCTGAAATACCGAGAGTCCACAAATTTTTGAACTTTTGGAAACATAATATTGAAGCAGTAATTAAAGAAGTTCAAGTTGGTTATTCCGACAAACACAACGGATATCGAACAGTAGAAATGATGGAAGAGATTAAAAGATGGCATTGATACCAAAAATCGGAATTGACACACTAGAGGCTGAAACACTCACTCAAAATCTCAACTTTTTATCGCCTCTTGGCTTTCGTTTCGTTTTAAATAGAGCTCCAAACATAGAGTATTTCTGTCAAGCGGCGACATTGCCAACAATATCTATGGTAGAAGCAATTCAAACCAATCCCTTTGTAAACATACCTCGACCCGGTGATAAAATTTCTTACGAGCCATTTACCCTCACATTTAGAGTAGATGAGGAAATGAAAAATTATTTAGAAATATTTAACTGGATAAAGGGGTTGGGATTTCCAGAAAACTTTAAACAATATAAAGACTTAGATACATCACGCTCAAGTATATATTCTGATGGCGCTTTGGTTATTTTATCTTCAAATAATAATCCAATCATTAGAATTTCTTTTGAAGATATGTTTCCCCTATCACTATCACCACTTGCTTTTGATGTTACACAAACAGATATTGAGTACCTGCAAGCGGAGGTAACATTTAGGTATCGTCAATTTACAGTTGCTGATACCGTATAATTTGTTTACATTTCAGCTAATCTTGTTATAATAGGCCTTGAGCCGATTTTAAAGGGTAATAAATGGTTACTATTACAGATTCAGCAAAGAAATATCTTGATTCAGTACGCGGTGATGATTATGTATCACTTGGTGTTCAGGGTGGAGGATGTGCTGGTTTTCAATACATATGGGGACTTAAATCTGATTGTCCAGATGTAAATTGGAGTGATCCGATTGATGGTGTACTCGTAGTTGATCCAGTTGCAGAATTATATATATTAGGTAGTACTGTTGATTATGTAAATGAATTGGGTGGATCATTTCTATCGGTAAAAAATCCGATGTCAACATCAAGTTGTGGTTGTGGTGAAAGCTTTGGAGTGTAGATATGAAGTGGTTTATAGTTGCGCTGGTTACATTTGTATCCGGTGAACAGGATATTAAGTATCATGAGCGCTTGTCGTTTGATAGTTATGTAGTATGTGATTCTTTCTATCGAGAAAATAGCCGTAGTCTACTATCAGGATTGAAAAGAATCTATCCTGATGTTAAAAGTGCGACTATACAGTGTTTAGATACAAAGACAATGTTTGCAATGAAAAGAGCCTTAACGAATGAAGATTGAAAATATTATTGGTATGTGGCAAGAGGATGTTAAGATAGATGAAACTGAGCTATCACGAGAAAGTCTAAACATCCCAATCTTACATGGTAAGTATTTGAAGCATTTCTCTGATGAGAGATTAAAGCTTCGTGCCTTAAAGATGAAGCAAAAACAGCTGCATCAAAGGCTCATGGATTACTATCGCGGAGACCTAAATAATCCTGAAGATCTAGCAGAACTTGGAAGGGAGCCATACCCATTTAAAAGATTAAAAAACGAGGTTTCATATTATGTAGAAAGTGATTCTGAAATGGTCCAGTTGAATACAAAAATTGCGTATCAACAGGAAATGGTGGACGTCCTCGAAGAAATAATAAAAGCAATAAATACGAGGGGTTATGTCATCAAAAACAGCTTGGATTTCATCAGATTTACTTCTGGTTCCTAGCAATGTGAGTGGCAATAAATTGATTATTAGTAAGGAAAATGAAGTATATATGAAGGTCGATGCAGAGCCTGTAATACGTCAGGAGCTCAATGATTACTTCACATTCACAGTACCCGGTGCAAAATTTATGCCAGCATATCGTAATCGCATGTGGGATGGAAAGATGCGGTTATATAATGCTATGACGAAACAGCTATATCTGGGTCTATTACCATACGTACAGGTTTTTGCTGATGAAAGAGAATACGATCTTGAAATTACCGAAAGTATAGACACACAAGAAAATTTTTCAGTAAAAGAAGCAAATGAATTCATCACTTCTCTCCAAACTTCGTTCGATCCTCGTGATTATCAGTTGGACAGTTTCGTTCATCTCGTACGAAATA